AATTTGTCTGAATTTTTGGGGCAGTATGGTCAAATTTACACTATGCCAGATAAAGGTAGTAAATTGACCGACTTTTTGCCCTTTGAGGAGTTTGAATTTTTAAAACGCAAAACAGTCCACCACCCAAAATTGGGCGTGCATCTGGGCGCTTTAGTTGACAAGTCTGTGTTCAAGTCTTTGCACATGCATTTGTATCCGCAGGGTCACCCGTTAACGGAAAATGAATGTAGTGCGATGAACATAGATGGAGCTCTTCGTGAATGGTTTAGCCATGGCGAGGAAGTTTATGAGAAGCGTAGGCAAGAATTAATTCAAGTCGCTCGAAGAGCAAGTATCAGCCATATGTGTACTATGCTGGATAGTACGTATGACGATATGGTTGGGAAATGGAGGAAGTCATATTTAGGTGCGGAGCAGCCTTAAATGCCGCCCCGGTTGTCCCCTGGGGTTCCAGTGTATAGTTGAAGTGGGCTTTCATGTATTTGGTTACCACAGTTTTGACATACCCGCGTCACAACTGTAGGCTTTGCATGAAATTTGGAGATTTATATATCTCGCAGGGGACCCTAATCGTGTGTATGAGTTTAAGCACGATTTGATAAATGACTCGGAAACACAAATCAAGAAAGTAGCTCGGATTTTTCCATTTCGGATTCGAGTGTAAATGTTGAAATGAAATATGACATCTATGCAGGTAAATCTAAACTTTTTGTTAGAGGCGAAACTGTGGATGTCATTTGTTTTGAAGGTAAGTATTATGTGATTAGTGGCAGACCCTCTGGCGTTTTTGGACGCTTTAGAGTTTTGCACCTTGATCATTTGATGCATTACTATGAGTTTCATACTACAGGTTGGTGTGACGCTTTCCGCGCATATTTTTGGCAATTGCGTGAGAAAACGTTACAGTTTCTTGAGATGGAACTTAGTGAAAGTATTAGTAGATTGCTTAAAAGTCGCATATCTATTGGTAACTTTCACGGTGAATTTGAGAGTCATCCTAGATTTTTCTCACGTGTTATAAATGATCTTGTCCCTGAAATGTCGGATGAGACAGCTAAAGCTGTCGTATGGTCCATGGATATGGATGAGACTGGATTATTTTATCCTGCATGCAATGTTCGGAGTGAAGCCAATTCAAGTATATTGTTGCCACCAAGATTTGCTAATCTGGAGGCTCATATGGGTGTTTTGGATCAACCGATGTCTGCAGGAGATGCCAAGGTGCAAACACGTGAACAACAGATGATGTTTGCTGATGATCGAGAGGGTCATTCAGTAATTATACCATCTGCTGTAGATGAAATTCGTCAAGCTCGTGATGAGGTTTATGCGAGATATGAGAACTTTTTCTCGCGACCTCTGAAATTGAATGCTTATAAATGGCAAGTTGGCGGAACATTGTTTGCAGACATTAATCCATGGGATGATTATCTTTCGAATCCTGTCATTGTTAATCGTATCAATAACTTCAAGTTGATGCGTGCGACTCTATGTTTTAAGGTTGTTGTTAGCGGTACACCATTTCATTATGGTCGTGCAATTGCGGCATATCAACCTTTGCATAGGTATGACAATGTATCTTTGTACAGCCCGTTAGTACAAGATGCATTGGTTAGGATGACCAATTTGCCCAAGGTTTTTATTGATCCATCAGATTCATCAGGTGGTTATATGGAGATGCCATTCTTTTATCACAGAGATTATATGAATATCACTAAGAGAGAGTGGATAAACCTTGGGAATATTTATTTGCGAACTTTGAATGTTTTGAAGCATGCAAATAACGGCACAGATGATGTTACAGTAACTACATTTGCTTGGTTGAAAGATGTTGAATTGGCTGGAGTTACTAGCGTTGATTCATCAGCTATTGTACCACAAATGGGGGAGATTGATGAAGCTAATGCCAGTGGAGTTATTTCAGGACCTGCAACTAAAGTTGCAGGTATTGCAGCAAAATTGGGCAAAGTACCATATATTGCACCATATGCAGATGCAACAGCTGCAATGGCTAGTGGAGTAGCTGGTATGGCTAAGCTATTTGGTATGAGTAGACCTCCTCAAACGAAGGATGTTGAACCATTGAAGCCTGAAGCCACTTCATCATTTGCTTTAACAACTGTGCCAGATCGAAGCAGTCGATTAACAGTGGATGATAAGCAAGAGATGTCCATCGATCCTCGTTTGAGTGGCATGGATGCTGCAGTTGATCCATTATCCATACAAAATATTGTGAGCCATGAATCATGGTTTACAACATTTGATTGGCCTATAGCATCTGGACCTGAAACATTTTTGTTCAATGTGCGTGTGAATCCTATGGTTTGGCGTGATACTGGTGGCATCATATCATTGACGTCTACAGGATTTGCTGCTTTACCATTCAATTCATGGAGTGGATCTTTGGAATATAGATTGCAAGTTGTCTGTTCCAAGATGCATAATGGAAAATTGCGTATTGTATATGATCCAAATTATGCATCTGACACAGCTGGTGGAACGCATGATCAGTATTTGACGTCTTATTCAAAAGTTATTGATTTGAGACATCAAACTGATTGTACGATATCTATCCCAATGAATCAAGTGCAAACTTTCATGGAGATGCCAGCACCAGGATTGGATGCTACTACTGAAGTGTATAGTACGACTAGATACACAGCCATTAGTGATACATTATTTAATGGTACGTTGTCAGTTTATGTATTGAATGAATTGACTACGCCCAGTAGTTTAGCCAATAATGATGTTCAAGTCAATGTATACATCAAAGGTGGTAAAGATCTCACTTTCCGTGAACCAACAAATATGTTGTCGCGGTATCAAGTTGAACCAGTGGGTTTTGGAGCTCAGATGGGTGAGCTTGATGCTCAATTGGGTGAGATACATCCTGATGGAGACGTTGTTGAGGAAAATGCACCCACACAAGAACCTTGTATGGAATTTACTGGTGCTAAAATGGCAACAAAAGTTGGTGATGTGTATTACGGTGAGATTATTGAATCATTTCGTCCCTTGATTAAGAGATTCAATGCACATGAGCGTATATTAGCTCGTGGTAGTGGTACTATTGGTATTAAGCAACTGAGATTTGTTCGCAGTGCTTTTCCGCGATTAAAGGGACCTATGCCATTTGCGGTTACACCAACAGTAACTCCAGCGGGCTTTTACAATTTTGTTAATTTTACATTGTTGAATTATGTCACGTTGGGTTTTTCTGGATCACGAGGATCAATTCGATGGAAGTTCATACCTATGGGTCGTTTGCAACACAATCTACCCAATAAGGTTGAACATCGCAATGTTCGAAATGGTCAAACTGATTTGTGCATTGAAGGAGTCAATACATTGAATCCCGTATTTGGGTCGGTTGAACAACAAATACGTCAATTCATAATGGGTGGTGGTCCAACTGCTGGAATTGATCCCATTACTGGAATGGCTGGAATGGCTTTAAGTCATTGCTCAGTTAACTCAGTGGTGGAAGTGGAAGTACCATATTACACACCATTACGTTTTGAACCAGGAAAACGTGTCAATTATGAAGAAAGAGACACTGATTATGATCGTGGTTATCCTTATGATAGGATTATAAACGGAGAGTTCAACTTTGAAATGTACACAGGAGATCCAGGAGTATCTGAGATCTACTGTGTTGAGTCTTATGTTGCAGCTGGAGAAGATTTTACAACTTATTTCTTCACTGGTGCACCACCATTGCGTTACATTTATAACGCGCTGCCTACTGTGGCATAAAAACAGTATTAATAAAATACACCCCTGTGGCCGGGGTGGGCGTCGAAAGGCGACCGGGGTTGTAGCCGAATAGAATTTATGATTAATTTGTTTATTTTTACTCGGCTACCGCCGGGGTTTTTAGAACAAGGGA